GTCGGACCAGTTATCTAGTTTAGATAACATTGATGAGATTTTTGCTATCGTTGCCAACTCCATTGATATGATTTACGATGGAGATGAAGTGTACCACGCTAATGAAACGTCTAAAGAAGAACTACTCCAGTTCCTTGGTAACTTATCTACTGAACAATTCTTGAAGATTCAAAAATTCTTCGAGACTATGCCAAAGTTGACAACAGAGATTGAATATAAATGCCCGATTTGCGGAAAAGAACATAAGAAGATTCTAGAAGGACTAGCAAATTTTTTCTAGTAGCTCTCGGACACGAATCACTTGAGAATTATTATAGATTGAACTTCGCACTTATGCAATATCATAAATATTCGCTAGGTGAACTTGAAGATATGATTCCTTTTGAAAGAGAGCTGTATATCCATATGTTAGTCCAATATCTGGAAGAAGAAAAACAACGTATCGAATCTAAGAAAAGAATGTAACCATGGCTACTAAAAAAGGCAAGAGTCCTCTAAGAAATGTACAGAGGGGAGTTGGTAATGCTAACTCTTCTCTGAAGAGCATCAGCACCGTCTTAGAGCAACAATCTGAAGCTCTAAAACAGATTCAAGAGAACTCTGCTGTTGTTCAAGATAGTAGAAGTTCAGGTGGTCAGCAGTTAATTGCTCTGAAAATTATGCAGACGCAGTTAGAGTTACAAAAAGATGCTAATGAAAACCTAAAGAAAATAGTATCTAACTCAAACAAACAGATTGACGCATTAGCAAAAAGTAATAAAGACTGGAAAGGTTTTTCTGATAAGTTCAAGGACTTAAAACAAAACCTTAAAGAGTCTATTGATCCAGACAATATCAAGAAAGCTATCCTTGGACCATTTAAAATGTTCAAGGGTGTTCGTGATAAAATGGAGGATATGGATTATGTAAAACGCATGCGTATGATGGGTGATACAAGATCCAAGAAAGATTTAAGAGAAGCTGCTAAAGATTCTCGTATGAAAAAGGAAGATGTTCTAAGAACAAACGACCAATACGAGAGAATGAAAAAAGCAGGTGCAACGGATGATGAGATTAGAAAATCTAATCCAGACTTCTGGAACAAACGTTTAAATCAGCTTAATGCTTATAATAATTCTAGATTAGCTCAAACAGGTAAACCCTCTACACCTTCAGGTAAGTTTTCTGGTGATCAACCCTCAGCAAAGTTAGCACTTTTACCTTCTGATAAAGGTCAAGTTGCACAATCAACAACAGATATCTTAGCAGAGAAAACTTCTACCGCAGAAGATCAAGCTGAACAATTAAGAAACATTGTTGCACAAACCGACCTATTACAACAGATTGCTAATAATACAGCTATCATGGCTGGTAAAAAACCTCTGGCTGAAAGTAATGATGGTAATGACGATGGTAAAACTAAGGCATTTGACGGACTAAAGAGTTCTCTCGGTAAGATCGGAAGTTCAATTGCTGGTGTTGGTAAAGGTGTTGGTTTAGCAATTGGTGGCATCTTCAGTGGAATCATGACAGGTATTGCTGATGGTATTGCAGCTTTTGGTACTGGTAAAGTATTAAAAGGTATCGTTGGTATGGGATTAATTGGTGTAGTTATCTATGGTTTCTCTAAAGCATTCGACGAATTCGCAAGAGTTGACTGGGATCAAGTGGCTAAAGGTGCTTTAATTGCTGGTCTTGTAGTTGGTGCTATCGTAACACTACTTGGTAACATGGGTGGTTTAAAAGCTGCTGGTATGGCGACAGCTGCATTATTAGGTGTGAGTTTAGGTATCTATACTCTTGGTAAAGCATTCCAAGAAGTTGGAGAAGCATTTACAACATTCACTGATCAAATTGAGCGTTTATCAAATATCGGTTTTGAAGGGCTCATGGGAACAGCTGGAGGTATCCTTGCACTGGCTGGCGCAATCGGAGCATTTGGTGCTGGTACTGCTGCCGCAGGTCTTGGTACTTTGATTGGAAACCTATTAACAATTGGTCAAGATAGCCCTCTAGAACAATTACAGAAATTAGCTGAAATTGGTCCAAACCTACAACAAGCTGCAGATGGTATCAATTCCCTTGGCGTTGCCATGAAATCGTTTACTGGAATTGATAAAAAATCAATGGATGCGATTAATGATTTTCCATGGTTACGTGCCACAGCTTTTGTTGCTGCTGGCGGTGCTATGTCTATCAATGGCGCAAAAATTTATAATCAATCTAAGGGTAACGCTGACGAGCAAGCGAAGGTTGAAGCTAAACAATCTACCCCTGTTGCTTCTTCTAATACAGCAAATATTCAACAGAATAATAATCAAACTAACGTCGTAAGACCACCAGTTAGAAATAGCGAATCAAGTTATAACAAATATCTAATGAATAGATTCTAAATGTGAAAAAGGGAGCTCTAAGCTCCCTTTCTTTTTACTAAAAGATTATTAGTCTTCTTTAGCAATCTTCTCGAAGTATGACATCACATCATCTTCATCATCTTCCATTGCTGGTTTAGCAGATGCTTTTGGAGTAAAGGCTGGCGCAGACTTAGCAGGTTCTGGAGCAGCACGAACTTCAGGTTCATCTTCAGCTAGTTCAGCTGCAGACTTAGCATTAAATCCGTTACCAGAAAGAACTTCGTCCAACTTACGCTTGAGTTCATCATAAGACTTAAAGTTCTTACGATCTAAGAACTCAGACAACTTGTACTGAGCAGAAGCAACAGAAACGATTTGGTCATCATCACCAAGTGCTGCTGGTTCCATGAAAGCTGATTCATCATAGTTAGTGAAACCATCTTTCTTACGCATACGAAGTTTGAAGTTAGCACCTTCCCAGAAATCGAACACGTTTACAGGCTTCTCGTCTTCAAAGGTAGGACGAGCCTTGTCCATAATCTTATCAAAGATCTTCTTACCAAACTTGAACAAGAAAACCTTACCTTCGTTCTCAGGATGCTTAGGATCGCTCACAACTAGAACGTTGGCGATATAAGACAGACGACGCTTTTGATTCTGCGCAATTTTCTTATTTGCTTCTACACCAGAGTTCCAAAGCGTAGTATTAAGTTCGCTAACAGGATCTTGTTCGCCAAGAGTAGTTAGAGAGTTTTCAATATACCACTTACCAGTTGGTCCTTGGAAGCCGTGACTGAAGATACGAACCCAAGGGAGTTCATCGCCTTCTACACGTGGGAGGAATCGAATAGTAGCAGTGCCGTTGCCTGCTTTGTCACCTTCTAGTTTCCAGAAGCGGTCGTCAGTATATGACTTAGATTCGGATTGAGGGTTGGCAATCTTTTCGAAAGCATTAGAGATTTGACCGAAGTCAGAGTTGCGCATTTTGCGAAGTGTTTGAATATCCATCGTATTTTCCTTTGTATAAAAATGTATTAACGTTGTTTAATATGTTGTATGAAAATTTCATCTTCAATCTCAATATCTTCCTCGAAAGGATTATCATCCTCATCGAAGTCATAATCTTCTTCAACATAGTTATTTAGCGTTTTCATTCCTCCACTTTTACGATTGTTAGAGTGTTTAGAATGTTTACCAGATCGCCCACTGGTTTTATCTTCGTCGTAACGAGTAGATTGTTTATGGTAGGTCTTACCCATGATAATTACAGAGATAGTTCTTCTTTAAAATGATTAAACACTTTGGTGACTTTTTCTTTATCGTACTTTACAAACCCTTTGAGTTTTTCAGCACGAAGAAGTTTATCACCCAAAACGATCTTTATCATAGGATCGTTTTCCCAAGAATTGATGAATGGAAATATATCATCAATTATTCTCAATGTTTCAATAGTTATTTTACCTGATAAAAACATGGAAGTCAAGGCAGGCAAATCACCATTTACAACTTTGAAAATTCCGTTTGTATTGAACTTATGTACATCGCAATAATTCATTAAGTTTGCAAGGTCGTCAATAAAGATCTTTGTAATTGATTGTTTTCTTCGTTTCCATTCTGAGTATAATTCCTCAGCTTCACCATTACCATAAATGGCAGTATCATTACCATAAGCAAAGTTGGAAACAAAGAACTGAATAATATCTTTATCGTCTTGATACTTCTGAGCAAGTTTTTCAAAAATGTATCTATCATTGCGTGAGTTAAATGCCTCACGAGTACCTTTCACATGACCACGAGTTTCAAATACGTTATATTTGGGGGATGTAAAGTGTAGCTTGATAGCCATGTAATATTTGTATGCTTTGAAGCCATCCATATTTACACATCTAATTGAGCTTGTTTTGGTAGCATATTGGCATCACGGAAATCCATCTCAATCTTATCTTTTAAAGACTTATTGATGAGTGAAGCAATATCTTCGGGTTCTAGGAAGTTTTCTTTGCAGTATTCAAGAACTGCGTCCATATGAGTCATACGTTTAGTTCTTGCTTGTTGTTCTATAAACAACGAAAATTCATTTGATGTTTTAAACATTATTTCGAAATCCAATAATCAAGGTGTTTAATCTTACGAGATACTTCATCATATTCCTTGAGTTTGGTTTTATATAATGCCCAAATTTTAGTGTTTGGTTTTTCGGGATCCATTTTGGAACCAAACTTATCAAGATACATAGAGAAGAATCTGTCTAGCTTCATCTTCTCTATGTGTAAGGTTTGTTGCTCGTTAATCAATTCACTTCTACTTTTCATAATATCCTCCATAATATAATTATAACCTAAAACGGTTATAAAGTCAAGCATTATTTCCTTGTGGCTGCATAAACTACACAGACGTTATCTGCGTAACCATAAGCACATTTTACAGCAATTGGATCAATACCTTTAACGATTGCAGATTCAATATTAGATTTCATTGCTTCGTCACGCTTAACATTATAGTATGCAACACCAGTAACAACAGAAACGATAGCGACAGTTCCTGCAACAATCAATGCAATAATTTCACCTCTCATGATAGCTCCTTAACTTCATCACATAAACCAAGTTTCTTTGCTTCAATAGGACTCAACCAAACATCTTGTGGAGGAAGCAAAGTTTCGCGAATCTTCTTCTCATCAAGCCCAGTGGCTTTCTTATAATGAGCAATCATCTTCTTAGTAGTAAGGTCAAACTCTCGAACAGTAGCAAACAGTTCGTGTTCTTTGCCAATAGCACCCCATGAATATTGATGGGATAGAATAGAAGTATTGGGTGTTAAGATACGTTGCCCCTTTTCACCTGCAATAAAAATCATTAAACCAGCTGAAGCAATCTGCCCAAGACCGATTGTACGAACTGGAATAGCTGAACCACGCATAACATCAATAAGTGCAAATGCAGCGTTCAAGTCACCGCCTGGAGAAGTGATGATTAGATTAAGTAATTCTGGTCTTTCTTCAGCAAAGTTGGCTTCAAAAATCCATTCAGTTGCAGCCTTAACTGATGTCAGACTAATATCTTCCATCATTAAGAAAAACGAATGTCTGGAATCACCACCATCTGTTAATTGCAGGTTTAGTTTATTCATCATAACTTTCTCTCTTTTTCTTTATAAAAAATGTGACGACCAATAACGGTTGTCTTCTCAACATTACGCCAACGAGGGTTGACATAATCGGCATGGTAGTAAAGAGCACCGTGAGTGATGTCTTTCAACTTCTCATAATTTGCATAAACGAACAATGCAACTTCCATTGATTCTTTAAATGCTTCACTGTTTCTATTTAATCTAACTGGCATACAGAACCAGCTGAATTGGCAAGTACCTTGCGTCTTCTGTTTAACAACACCACAAATATTTTGTGGGAATCTGTCGTCTTGAGTTCTATTCAATGTTACAAGAGCAACTGCCTTTTTACCCTGTCTTGGTTCATAACCAGCCTCATGGTAAATATTCTCTGCTAGACAATCTACTTGTTTTCTAGCGTCTTTAGTTAAATCACTGTATGTGATTTCCATAGTTCTTGTTTCGTACGCATGACCTAAACCAGCCATTATACAAACAAATATTAACGAACTTAATAGTAGTAATTTTGCTTTGCGCATAATTATCTCCTTAATTAGTTAAAGGGTGTGCTGAAACACACCCCGATCCCATATCAGGTGGACTTTTTGCCTTTTTCTTGTGTAGTAGGGATTTGTGAGACGAAACCGTTCAACTCTGTTGCTTTTTTAATAACATCGGTTTCGCTAGGGAACGAAGGATATCCTGGGTGTTCAGGAATTGGTTGACCATGAATCTTAGCATAGTCACACTTCGCCGCATACTCGTTGGAGATCTTCTCACGATTGCCGTAGTAATCTTGTTCCAACATTTCTTTCGCCATTTTTAAAAGTTCAAGGCGAATCTCGAACGGTGTCATATTTGACATATTACCTCCTGTGTGTGTTAACGGTTTAATAGTGTGTCCAGCTAACCGTCAAGCTGGTTTATTATTTAGTCATTCTGAATACTACAAAATGAATATTATTCTTGTTACCACCTTTAATTTTAGCATCCCAAACTGAACGCCAATTTCTTATAAACCTGTCATCACCAACTGTTTTCTGTTTAGTGAAATCACCAGTTGAAGATACAACACTGTCTTCAAATATAGAGTCGCAACCCCATAGGTGTATTTCATCGCAACCATTTTCCATCAAATAATCTGCGGCATAATGTGCTGCGTTATGCCAGTCTTTAGGTTTGAAAACATGATGTATATAGAAACAATCTTCTATACCAAGGTCTTTCATCTTTTCATACACCTTAGTAGATATTATAACTGGTACTTGAATTAAAGTCAAGTCATTTTTAAGAACCCACACTATTTCTTCATCGCATATTACAGTTGCATCAACGCTGAATTCTTCGCTTGGAATGTTGCATCCAAGAACAAAGTCTCCAGTTCTATCATATGCTTTTTTACTTGGACCATTTCCAAGAACAACACCAATCATATAGATCCTTAAAAATGGTGGCTTATTCTGTTACGAGGAAAGCCACCGAAACCCTAGTCAGCGATTAGGCTGCCAATGCGTAAACTGAATCGTTTGCGTTTACTAGTTTTGCTTGATTTAGAGTCATCGCCTACTCCGTTGCCGTCTCTACTATCTACCCCTGTCGAAACCATGGCATCCCCATCATAAGAAAACTAATGCAAAAAGAATTACTAACCCACAACAGATTGTTATTTTAATTCTTTTCTTATCTTCCCAAGTCATAGTTCTCTTATGGTGGAGATGGTGGGAGTCGAACCCACGTCCAGAAGTCCTTCGCTTTGAAGGGATTACAACGATATATTATATATTATATTTCTGCTTGTAGTCCATACGTGATTTACGGAAACCAGCAATCCAACTATCACGCTTCTCGATAAACACACGTGGAGCGTCATCATCAATTACCATCAAGATAACTAAGCGACCGATTGGAATACCTGTACGTTCTTCAAACATAACTGAGTATGCTGCAGTCTGTTCAAAGTAGTTATGAATCTCATCACGCTCTTTTACTCTTGATGATGTTTTAAAATCAATCACAGATAACTTACCTTCATACTCTGCAATACAGTCAACTGTACCAGCTGCTTGAAGAAAATCAGAATACAGTGGCGTTTCAAGACAGTGAATGTTATCAATATTATCAAGCAGTGGTCGCATTGTACTCCACATATCTTGATCAAACATGTCAACTACAATCTCATTACCCAAAAGGAAGTTTTCACACAAAGAGTGAACACGTGTTCCTCTGTCTAATGCTCTTTGAGTAATACGGTTGGCTTCATCTACACCAACTCTACGTTCCCATGCTGCTCTGTCAAACGTGCTATTGACTCCAGTAATAGAAGTGACTGAAGGATAACTATTACCTTCAGGGGTGACATAAACACGTCGCCCATCAGCATTAGTTATCCTTTCTAACTTCGCAAAATCATGATGTATAAATTGTTTCATTATTTAC